GCGGCTGTTCGCGGAGCTGCGCGACGAGGGCGCGCCGGTGGTGGCGTGGGATGGGTCGGCCGACTCGGAGACCACCTCGGCCAACGAGTTCTACCGGGCGATCGTGGGCGGCGAGCTGGCGCACGACCACGCGCCGGTGGTGGCCGAGCAGGTCGCGAACCTGCGCGCCCGGTTCGGGGTGGACGGCTCGCTGCGGCTGGCGCGGCCGGACGATCCGGCCCGGTTCGGCGACGCGGCGCTGGCAGCTCGCGCGGCCTGGTGGGTGGCGATGGCCGAGGCGCAGACCGGCGGCGCACCGACGATCTACTGACCGCCCCAGGACGACCAACGGCCCGCCGGGGGGCGGGCCGTTGACCATGGCGTGAAGCTGCCGCGAGCAGCTGCCGGGAGCCTAGCGCGCGGCCTCCTCGGCCAGCTGCTTGGCGGCCTCCTCGCCCAGCACCTTGGAGACCGTCGGGTGGGTGCACCCGGCCAGCTCGGCGATCTTGCGGTGCGACAGCCCGAGGCCCGCGGCGGCCACGATCGTCTCGCGCCAGCGCCGGTCGGCCATCACCTTGGCGGCGGCGGCGGCGGTCAGCAGATCCTCCACCTGGCGGGCGGCCTGCAGCCGGGCGGCGGTGATCCCGTCCTCCCAGCTCGGCGTGGCCTCCTCGGCCAGCTTGGCGTCGATCGCGACGGCCAGCGTGGCCTCCTCGGTCTCGGTCAGCTCGGGCACGGTGACCTCCTCGGTCGCGGGCTGGGCCTTGGCAAGCAGCTTACCGTAGCGGGTGCGGGCCTTGGCCAGCTTGGCGATCGTCTCGGCGTGATCCTTCTCGGCGAACGCGATCGTGCGGGCGTAGCGGTCAGCGTCGCCGGGGTGCTGCTGGGCGTACTCGCCGTAGATCTTCACCGTGTGCGCCAGCCGCTCGTTGGCGGCCTCCACGCCGCGGCCGTCCTCGGCCACGTACTGCACGGCGATCTCGGCGGCCTCGGCCTCGGTGAGGATCACGAAGCCGCGCTTGAGCTGGCGGGTGGTGGTCGCGAAGGGCATGTGCGCGGCCGCGAACTTGGGCGGGTAGGCGACGCCGTAGCCGCTGGTGCTGCCGTCGGTGCCGATGATCTCGCGGCCGACGCGGTAGGTGCTGGGGACGTCCTTGGCCTGGTGCAGGCCGCGCTCGGCACGGGCTGCGGCGATCACCGCGGCGGCGAGGCCGCGGGCGTGGGCCTTGCGGCCGGGGGTGGGGTGCGTGTCGGTGTTCATGGAAACAAGCTTACCAGGTATCTCAGGGGATGGCAAGCGGCTTTCCACCCAGGACGGGAACGGGCGCCCCGTGGGGCGCCCGTTCCGATCGGGGTGGGTGGCGGCCGGGCCTAGCGGCCGCCGCGCAGCTGGCGGGCGGTGACTTCCCCGGCGCGCTCCAGGGCGCACCGGAGATCGTCGCGGCTGGCGTTGCCGCGGCCGATGTCCTCCACCAGGCCGGTGAGGCCGACGCCGTTCAGCTGCTCGGAGTAGTGGGTGGCCAGCTGGTAGGCGTCGTCGCCGAGGTTGGAGACGATCCAGCGGCAGCCGCGGCCAGCGTCCAGCAGGTCGATCGCGGTGCGGAGGTGCAGGTTAGTGGTGCGCGTGTCGGTGTTCATGGAAAGTAGCTTACCATGGATCCGGGGGGATGGCAAGCGGCTTTCCAGGCCGGCCGATTAGGTCGCCTAATCAATCCTGCTAGAGTCGGCCGCGTGGGTCTGCTGGATCGGCTGCTGGGACGATCCGCACCGCCGCCGCCGACGGTGCTGGGCCTGCCGTCCGGGTTCGATCCCGACCTAGCTGGGCTGTTCGCCGGGTGGGCGTCGCCGCAGCTCGCGCAGCGCGTCGGCACCGCCGTGCGCTGCCTGCAGCTGGTCTGCCAGCAGGTGGCGGCCATGCCGATCCGGTTCCGCGGCGACTCGCCGGTGCCGCTGTGGGTGGCCAACCCCGACCCGGTGTGGTTCCCGAACGGCGCCGCTGACGCCACGTTCGCCACGATGGCGTCGATCTACGGGTGGGGCGATGCGTTCCTGCTCGTGACCGACCGCTACGTGACCGGCTTCCCCCGGGCCTACACGGTGCTGGATCCGGCCCAGGTGACGGTGGGCACCGACCCGGACGGCCGTGGTCGCACCTACCGCGTCGGCCAGTACGACCTGGCCCGCGAGGACGTGCTGCAGATCTCCCGCGACCCGAACGGGCAGCTGCGCGGCACCTCGGCGCTGCAGGGCTACTCGGCCAACGTCCAGGGCGCCTACTACGCGGAGAAGTTCGCCACCGACTTCTACCAGCAGGGCGGCGTGCCGTGGGCGGTGCTGCAGTCCAGTCGGCGGCTGGAGGCCGACCAGGCGGCGGCGCTGCAGGCACAGTGGACAGCACGCGTCGGGCTGCGCGGCGGCGCCCCGGCGGTGCTGCCGCCCGACGTGACGTTCCAGCAGTTCAGCTTCGCGCCGCGCGATCTGCTGCTGCTGGAGACGCGCGAGTGGGACGCCAAACAGATCGCCGCCGCCTACGGCGTGCCCGCGTTCATGCTGAACATGGAGCAGGCGGGCGGCCTCAACTACTCCAACCCGGAGATGCTGTTCGACACCTGGTGGCGGACGGAGCTGTACCCGACCGCGCGGCGGGTGGAGGCTGCGCTGTCCACGTGGCTGCCGCGCGGCAGCTGGGTGGAGTTCGATCCCAGCATCCTGCTGCGGCCCGACCTCAAGACCGCCAGCGAGGTGTGGCTGGCGCTGCTCGCGGCCAACGTGGTGACGATCAACGAGACCCGGGCGGCGGTGCTCGACCTGCCGCCGCTGACCGAGGGCGAGGCGCTGGAGCTGATCGATGAACCGCCGGGCGCGAACGCCAGCGGCCCGACACCGCCCGACCTGCCCGCGCCGCCACCGGCGGCCGCACCCCTGGAGGTGGTGGCAAGTGCCTGACCAGCCGATCCTGCGACGGGTGTTCCAGGTGGAGGACGTGCACGTCCGGGCCGCGCCCGAGGGCGGCCCGGTCGGCCGGATCCTGGATCTCCGCGTGGTGCCGTACAACGTCAGCGCCCAGGTGCGCGACGCGCCCGACGCCGAGCCGTACCTGGAGCAGTTCGCGCCGGGCGCGTTCGCCCGCGCGGTGCGGGCACCCGATCGGGTGCAGTTCCGCTACCACCACGGCCAGGGCCTGGCCGACTGGATCGGCCGCGGCGTGTCCTTCGCGGAGGGCGACGGCGGCCTGGACGGCAGCGTGCGGGTGCTGCCGGGCGTGTTCGGCGACCAGGCGCTGACGCTGGTCGATGAGGGGATGCTGCGCGGCGTCTCGGTCGGCTTCCAGGATCTCGCCCGGCGCAACCGCCGCGCCGGGGACGGCGCCGTGATCCGCGAACGCTGCCACCTGGTGGAGGTGTCGCTGACGCCCGAACCGGCCTACGCGGGCGCCGCCGTCACCGGCCGCCGCAGCCGCACGCCCGAGCCGGACTGGATCGACCTGGCCACCCGGCCGGACACCTCGGCGCTGGACGCCCGGCTGCGCGCCGTCGGAATCGACCTGTAGCCTGGGACACCCGGTGCTAGGGTCTGTCGCTCGTGATCACTCCTGCGAGGAGGTGCCTGTGATCACAGCTGCACAGACCGACGTGGCGCTGACCCTAGAGGCCGCCGCCATGCTGGTGGAGGCCGAGCCGGGCCTGAACGTGCTGGACGCGCTCCAGCGCACGGCTGCGCCGATCAAGCCGCGAGCCGCCCGCGACCAGGTGGTGGGCGACACCTACTACGCGCTGCTGGCGTACCTGCCGCCACACGTGGAGGCGATCGGCGCCTGGAGTGACGCCGAGACCTCAGACCGGGTGGCACACAAGTTACGGCAGCTGGCGCGCACGATCCGCAAGGGCGGCCCCGCCCACGTGGACGGCGCGCTGCCACCCCTAGCAGACCCGTCGGACGTTGCGCTGACGGTGCGCGCCGAGGCCGCCAGCCGCGGCCGCAAGGCAACGCGCAACTTCACGCCCGAGGGCAAGCTGCGGCTGCAGCGCGCCACCGCCCAGCGATGGCTCGGCGTCCAGCAACGCAAGGCGCACCCCGACCCGCACAAGCTGACCGAGCTGGAGCTGCGGATCGCCGCCATCGACCGCGAGCTAGCCGAGCTGGAGGGCGACGGCGAGGAGGAGGACGGCGAGCGCGAGCTGGTGGCCGCGGGCAACGGCCACCGCGACGAGCGGTACGTGGAAGACCGCTACCCGCCCGGAACGTTCCCGCTGGAGCGCCGCCCGACCACCGTGTCCGGCCTGTAGCATCCCCTGGCCCGCGTGAAGGGCGCAGCGTCGGCGGCCGTCCGGTAGCACCCCGGGCGGCCGTCGGCCGTTGTAGGCTGACCAGGCCGCGACGGCAAGGCCCCGCCGCCACCACTCCCCCGGCGCGCCTGCACCTCGCAGGGGGCACCCGGGGGCCGCGCACGTGGCCACCGTCGCGGCGCACCTCCTCGGTGCTAGCCTCTCAGCTGACGGCACCCCGCACCGCGCCACCCGGCCGCTCGGCCGCCCCGCGCATCGCGGCACCCCGTGGATCACCACCCGATCCCTGGAGGGGCCGTCGCCATGCCGAACGTCGTACTGCAGCGCCTCGTGACCGAGCGCGAGCAGCTGCTGGACACCAACGACCAGATCCTGCAGCGCGCGGAGGAGGAGGAGCGCGACCCCTCCGAGGCCGAGCGCGAGCTGCTGCGCCGCAACCGCGAGCGCGCCACCCAGCTGGAGCCGCAGGTGGAGGAGCTGCTGGAGCTGGAGGAGACGCGCGCCCGCAGCGGCGAGCAGCGCGCCCGGATCACCCGCGCGATCGGCGCCCCGGCCGAGCGCACCGGCGGCGAGGTGCCCGCCGCTGGCGACCCGCCCGGCGAGATCGTCTACCGGACGTTCGCGCAGTACGCCCGTGACGCGCTGATCACCCGCGTGGAGCAGATCGGGAACATCGTCGGCCCCGAGCTGCGCCAGCGCGCCGCCGAGCGGCTGCAGCGCGCCGCCCAGGTGCACACCCTCACCAGCGACGTGCCGGGCCTGATCCCCGACCAGCACATCGCGCAGATCTTCGAGGTGATCAACACCGCGCGGCCGGTGGTCGCCAGCTCGCGGCAGGTCGGCCTCACCTCGGGCAAGCTGACGTGGCCGTCGATCACCGCCCGCCCGACCGTCGCCAAGCAGGTCACGGAGAAGACCAACCCGGCCTACAGCAAGATGACCGTGATCATGCGCGAGGTGGTGGCCGACACCTACCTGGGTGCGGGCAACCTCTCCTGGCAGACGATCCAGTGGTCAAGCCCGGACGCGCTGACGCTGTTCTTTGACCTGATGGCCGAGGCGTACGCGGAGCAGACCGAGAGCGCCGCCTGCACCGTGGTGGACACCGCCGCCGCCGCGGGCGGCACCGTCGGCTCGGATGACCTGGCGGGCTGGATGGCCGCGATCTCCGCCGCCGCCGGGCAGGTGCGGGCCGCCGGTGGCCGCGCCAACGCGATCTACCTGGACGCGATCACCGGCTACGGCCTGCTGGGCCTGGTGACGGCCGAGAATCCGGTGTTCCTGACCGCTGGCCCCGGCTCGCTGGGCGACGCGACGGGCAACCTCGGTGGGCTGCGGTTCGTGGTGTCGGACGGGTTCGCGGCCGATACCGCGATCGTGGGCGACTCCAGCAAGCTGCTGTGCGCCGAGACCTCCGGCGCGCCGGTGGAGATGCGCGCCGTAGAGCCGTCGATCGGCGGCCTGGAGGTGGGCGTGATCGGCGCGTTCGCATCGGTCGCGGTGCTGCCCGGCGCGTTCGTGCAGCTGACCCCGCCGGTGTGATCATGACCCCGCACCGTGACCGGCTGCTGGCCGGAGACTACGACCAGGGTGGAAGCGGCGCTACCACCCCTGACCTGGACGGGATGACCAAGGCCGAGCTGCTGGAGACCGCCCAGCAGCTCGGCGTGACCGTCGATCCGAGCGCCACCAAGGCCGACGTGCGGGCCGCGATCGACGCTGCCGGGGGCTGACGGGTGGCGTACGCCACGCCGCAGGAACTGGCCGACGCGCTGAACGTCCGCCTGACCGCTGGAAACACCCCTGCCATGGAGGCGTGCCTGGACGCGGCCGCGGCCGAGATCGACCACGAGACCGACCGGCTCGACGGCGACCCGATCCCGCCGGACGATCCGCTGGCCAACCGCGTCAACCTGGTGCGGGCGGTGGAGTGGTGGAAGTCCAACGCGGCCGCGTTCGGCGTGATCGGCTTCGACCAGACCGGCACCCTCACCGCGCCGCGCGACGGGTTCAGCAGGCACGCGTACGCGCTGACGCCGCTCAAGCAGCAGTTCGGGATCGCATGAGCGCCACCGGCACCCTCACGATCACCGGCGCCAGGGAGGCCGCAGCGGCCGCCCTGGCGCCGCTGCTGGACACCGATCCGGCGGTGCTGACCAACCTGGTGGACAGCCTCGACCCGCCCGCGATCATGCTGGGCTGGGCCGACCCGTGGCTGGAGCCGAGCGGAGTCTGCCGGTACGTGGCGCGGCTGCAGGTGCTGTGCGTCGCTGCCCGGCTAGAGCCGGGCGAGGGCGTCGCTGACCTGGAGGAGCTGGTGGCGTTCGCCATCACCCGGCTGCGCGCCGACGCCTACAGCTGGGGCCTGCCGGACGTGAGCGCCCCTGCGCCGTGGGCGATCGGGAACGTGGACTACCTGGCCGCCGCGCTGGTCTACGGCGTGCACGTGACAACCGAGGAGGACTGACCTGTGCCGACGATCCCCAAGCCGCTGATCCTGGACAACGCCGATCTGCAGATCGACGGCCAGAGCCTGGCGTGCGTGGTGAACCACCTGGAGCTGACGCCCGACGTTTCGGTGATCACGCTGACCAGCATGTGCGGCGAGATCGACTACCCGGGCGTGGTCAAGTGGTCGCTGGTCGCGACGCTGTACCAGTCCTTCGACGCGGCCGCCACCGAGGAGGTGCTGTCGGCCGCCGTCGCCGGTGGCGTGCCCGTCGCGTTCGTGATCCAGGCCCGCCGGGACGATCCGATCGGCGACACCAACCCGGCCTGGTACGGCGAGGTGATCCCGCAGCCGTACGCGCCGATCAACGGCGACGCCGGGGCGGAGTCAACGATCGACCTGGAGTGGTCGGTGGTCGGCGCGCCCAGCAAGACCACCACCACGCTGCCGCCGCTGACGGTGATGGCGGGCACCGCCGAGCCGACCGAGACGCCCGCCTAGCGGGATGGCACGCCGCAACACCACCCGCGTGCAGATCGTCGGGCTGGACGAGCTGCTGCACGACGTGCCCGCGTTCGCGCACCGCGTGCAGGTGGCGGGCGACGAGGCCGCCACCACCTCGGCCCGGCACGGCGGCGACGCGGCCCGGTCGATCGTGCCGCGCGTCAGCGGCGCGCTGGCCGGGTCGATCGCGGTGCTGCCCAGCGCCGGGGTCGGGGAGGGCGCCAAGGCCACCATGGGCGGCGGCCTGGCCTACGGCGGCTGGATCGAGTTCGGCGGCTCGCGGGGCCGTCCGCAGGTCAAGCGGGGGCGCTACTTCGTGCCCACCCAGCGCCGCGAGCGCGGCCCGTTCCGCGACCTCGCCGAGCACCTCACCGAGACCGAGATTGAGAGGTTCCCATGGCCACACCCGAGAAGGTGACCGAGCTGCGCCCGCTGCCCGCCACGGTGGCGATCTCGCAGGCCATGTCGCTGACGCCCAACGAGATGCGCCAGCTGAAGGCCGAGACCGGCCGCCCGCTGTCGGAACTGCTCGGCGGCGGGGACGCCGAGGATCTGGACGCGGCGCCCGACCGGATCCAGGCGCTGGTCTGGATCCAGCTGCGCCGCGACGGCCACCAGCCGAGCTGGGACGAGGCGGGCGACGTGGCGCCCGACTTCACGGTGGCGGCCGTAGACCCTACGAGCGGCGGGCGCTAGTGGGCCTGGTCAACTTCTGCCGGTTTTGGTCGATGACCCCGCGCGAGGTGGACGAGCTGACGCCCGCCGAGTACGACGAGATGACCCGCTACGCGGTGCGCGAGCAGGCCGAGCAGCGCCGCGCCGCAGCTCGGAGGCGGTGACCCGTGGCGGGAGGCGCCAGCGTCGTCGTCCGGTTCCTGGCCAACACCACCGACCTGGCCAAGGGCGCCAAGGACGTGGAGTCGCACGGCTCGCGGATGGGGTCGGCCTTCAAGTCGATGGGCAAGGCCGCCGCGCTCGGCGCCGGGGCGGCCGGGATCGGCGCCGTCGTCGCCACCCTCAAGGTCGGCATTGACGAGTACCAGGAAGCGTCGCAGGTGGCCGCGCAGACCAACGCCGTGATCAAGTCGACCGGCCAGGTGGCGGGCGTCTCGGCCGATCACGTGGGCAGCCTGGCCGAGGCCATGATGCGCAAGTCGGGGATCGACGACGAGGCGATCGCCAGCGGCGAGAACCTGCTGCTGCAGTTCACCAAGATCCGCAACGAGGCGGGCAAGGGCAATGCGATCTTCGACCGCACCACCAAGGCGATGACCGACATGGCGGCGCGGATGGGCACCGACCCGAGCGCCGCCGCCAAGGTGCTGGGCAAGGCGCTGAATGATCCCGCCAAGGGCCTCACCAAGCTGACCAAGCTGGGCGTCACGTTCACCGACGCGCAGCAGGCGCAGATCAAGGCCATGACCAAGGCGGGCGACACCGCGGGCGCGCAGAAGATCATCCTCGGCGAGGTGGAGAAGCGCTACGGCGGCGCCGCCGAGGCAGCTGGTAAGACCCTTCCCGGCATGATCAACATTGCCAAGCAGAGCTTCAACAACTTCGCGGGCGAGCTGGTCTCCAACATGATCCCGGCGATCCTGGCGGTGGTCGGGTTCATCCGCACCAACTGGCCGCAGATCCAGTCCACCATGCTGGCCGTGTGGGCAGCCGTCCGGCCGGTGCTGGCCGCGCTCGGCAACCTGGTGCTGGCGGTGGTCGGGCTGATCGCGTCGCACTGGGGCACGATCGGGCCGATCGTGATGGGCGCGGTGGCGGTGTTCCGGGCCGCGTTCAAGGTGATCGCCAGCGTGATCACGCTGGTGACGGCGCTGCTGCGCGGCGACTGGAGCGCCGCCTGGCAGGCCGCCAAGGACGTGGTGGCCAACGTGGTCGGCCTGATCGCCGCGATCCTGCGCTACGCGGTGACGCTGTGGAAGGCGATCCTGGGCGGCGCCTGGGCGGCGATCCGGGCGATCATCGGGGCCGCCTGGGACGGGATCAAGCGGCTGGTCGGCGCCGGGGTGGCGTGGGTCGGCAGCGAGCTGGGGAAGATCCCCGGCAAGGTGGCGGCGATCGCGGGCGCCGTCGCCAGCGCCGCCGCCAAGGTCGGCGCCGCGATCCTGGGCGGGATCCGGGAGGGGATCTCCGACGCGGTGCACGCCGCGGGTGACCTCGGCGAGCGGCTGGTGCGCAAGATCGAACAGGCCGTGCACGCCGTGGCGGGCGCCGCCGGGAAGGTCGCCAACGCGATCAAGTCGCCGATCAACAGCGTGATCTCGGCCTGGAACGGGATCGTCTTTCACGTGCCCAAGTTCACCGTCGGCGGCGGCTCGCACCTGGGCGTCGATATCCCCAAGTTCACGTTCGGCGGCCAGTCGATCAACTTCCCCGACCTGCCGCACCTGGCGGGCGGCGGCGTGCTCACCCGGCCGACGCTGTTCGTTGGCGGCGAGGCCGGGCGCGAGATCGTGGCGCCCGAGTCGCTGCTGCGCGAGCTGCTGCGCGAGGAGGGCGGCGCGACCTACCAGCTGTACCTGCAGCCGCGCACCGCTGACGCCCAGGACGTGGCGTACGCGTTCCGGCGGCTGGAGCTGCTGAGGACGGGCCGCTAGGTGGCCGCCGCTGACAAGTGGGCGCCGTGGCCGGGCTGCGAGACGCTGGAGTACCGCAGCGCCGACGGCGACGCCATCCGGTTCCTGATGCTGGCCGGGGCGAAGGCGCGGATGATGCCGCCGGTGGCGCTGACCATGCTGCCCGTGCCCGCCGCCAACGGCTCGCGGTTCCTGGCCGCCGCGCACCTGGAGCGGATCGTGAGCATGCCGGTCGCGTTCCCGGGATCCTTCGACGGCCGCGACGAGCTGCGGCAGTGGGCGCGGGTGCTCGACCCGACCCGCGGGGAGGGCACGCTGACGGTGGTGGACGGCGCCAACCCGGGCCGGTTCCTGCGCTGCGCGTACGACTCCGGCCTGGACGACCTGGAGGAGCACCGCCCCGACGTGAACCTGGGCGCGCTGCTGTTCCGGGCCGGGTTCCCGTACTGGCTGGACGGCACCGAACAGTCGATCACCGTCTCCCAGGGCAGCGCCGTGCGGCGCTGGTTCCCGTTCCTGCCGCTGATCCTCGGCGCCTCGGACGCGTACGGCCTGTTCACCGTCACCAACCTGGGCGACGCGCCCGCCTACCCGGTGCTGACGGTGCTCGGGCCGGGCACCGACGTGACCGCCAAGAACCTGACCACCGGGCAGGCGTGGACAGTCACCGGCCTGATCCCGGACGGATCGACGCTGGTGGTGGACACCCGGCCGGGCCGTAAGGCGGTACGGCTGGACGGCGCCAACGTGTTCAGTCGGCTGACGCCGCCGTCCCAGCTGTGGGCGCTGCAGCCGGGCGTCAACCAGGTGGAGCTGTCGATCGCGTCCACCTCGGCGGCGACGCTGGCGACGCTGGCGTGGAGGCAGACGTGGCTGGCGGCGTAGGGTTCCGCGACCCGATCGTGCGGCTGTGGGCGTGCGACTGGCAGACCCCGCTGGCCGAGATCGACACGTATGAGCGGGCCACGCTGATCGCCCGCTACAACGAGATCTCCACGTATGAGCTGGTGCTGCCCGCCGCCACCGAGGCGGCGCAGCTGCTGCTCGCCGCCGACCGGCCCAGGCTGCTGATCTTCACCGACGAGGTGGTCTATCGGTCGGGGCCGGTGACGCGGATCGAACGCACCCGCGACGCCACCACCGACATGGTGACGCTGAACGGCGTGGACGACCTGGTGTGGCTGTCGCGGCGGCTCGCGCACCCGCAGCCGGGCACCGCCGCGCCGCCCTACTCGGCGAGCGCGTACGACTCGCAGACCGGCCCCGCGTCGCAGGTGATCGCGGGCTACGTGAACCGCAACGCCGGGCCGCTGGCGATCGCCGCGCGGCAGGTGCCGGGCCTGACGGTGCCGACCCCGGCCGCGTTCGGCGGCACCGTCACCACCAGCGCCCGCTACCAGGGCCTGCTGGCGTTCCTGCAGCCGATCGCGGCCGCCGCCAAGGTCGGGATCCGCGTGCGAGACCTGGCGTTCGAGGTGTTCCAGCCGACCGGCTCGGCGGTGTTCAACGTCGGGCTGGGCACGCTGGCCAGCTGGCAGTCGGCGCTGGAGGCGCCCGACCTCAACTACGTGTACGTGGCCGGGGCGGGCGAGCTGACCGCGCGCCTGATCCGCGAGTACCAGGACACCAACGCGGTGCTGCAATGGGGCCGGGTGGAGACGTTCGTGGATCGGCGCGACACCAGCGCCACCGCCGAGCTAGACCAGGCCGCGGCCGAGGCGCTGGCGGACGGGGTGCGGCCGATCATGGCGACCCTGGAGGTCATGAACACCGACGGGCAGCAGTTCCTGCGCGACTGGAACGTGGGCGACCTGGCCACCGTGGTGGTCGGCGACCTGGTGACCACCGACGTGATCGTGGAGGCGCAGATCGACCTGCTGCCGAACCGGCCGCTGCAGGTGCGCCCCACCGTCGGCGCCAGCGCGCTGACGCTGGCGCAGTGGCGGCTCGCGCAGCGGCAGGCCCAACGACTCCGCCAGCTGGAAAGGATCTGACCAATGCCTGACCTTGCAGTGTGGCCAACCGATGGCGCTGACGGCAGCGTCTCCTCCGAGGCGCGCTGGCGCAAGATGGCACGCATGTGGGTGCCCAGCGGCGTGGACGTGTCCGCGCTCGCCGTTGCCGGGGGGCTGGCGCCGACGCTGGTGGCTGGCCCCACGATCAACGTCGCGGCCGGTGGCTGCTGGCTGGACGGCCACTACGCCGAGATCGCGACCCCCTCCAGCGTCGCCGCCACCGCCAACGGCATCCTGGTGGTGCGGTTCACGCCCGCCGACAACCACGCGGAACTGCTGTGGCGCGACGCCGCGACGGTGCCGACGCAGACCGTGGTGACCTGGGAACTGCTGATCGCGTCGATGGCGGCGGGCGTGCTGACCGATCGCCGCACGTACGCGCGGGTCGAGCCGGTGCAGAGCGAACGCGTGATCGTGGTTTGGGACTACCCGACGCTGAAGGCGCTGTATCCGACGCCCGGCGAAGGCCAGCAGGCCGTGACCGCCGTCGACGGCAAGAGCTGGACGTTCCGCGGATCCGCGTACGGCTTCCCGGCGCCGATCGGCACCGCGCCCGCGAACCGCTGGGAGGCCACGTTCAACCAGATCATGACCACGATGGCGACCGACGCGAACGGGATCGGCAGCATTCCCGCATCGGCGTTCGGCCTGGACGCGATCATCTCGTGCGTTATGAACGCCGGTTGGTCGGCGTCCGCCGCGCCGAATACGTACCTGTTCGGCACGATCCGCCCGTCCAGCGCGACGCTGTGGCAGATGCGAATGCACATGGCCGCCACGGCGTTCCCGTCCACGGTCGGGCTGGCGGCCAGCAAGAACGACATCTCGGGCATGTTCTCGGTCTACGGATGGAAGGTCTGACATGAGCTACCTGGACGTGTTCCACATGACCGGCTCGCAGTCGCTGCTGGGCCGCCTGTCCGCCGCCGCCGCGCAGGAACAGGCGGGCGGCACGGTGCTGGATCCGCCCGCCGCCGACGCGTGGGCGATCGTCTACCGCTGGCACCTGTGCGCCGCGCCCGGCTGGGGCGACGCGTGGGCGTCGGCCGAGGCGTCGGGCAACCCCGACCCGGGCGCCGACGCGGCGGTGATCACCGACGCGCAGATCCTCTCGCAGACCCAGGCGGTGCTGACCGCGCTGGCCGGGTAGCAGCACCCCGGCGCAAGTAGTGCAGGCACCGCTGGAAGCCCGGCTTCCAACGCGCTAGGCTGCCGTGCTCGGGCGAGCCGGTGCGGCACCCCGATCTGCGGCGCCTCCCAGGCGGGCGCCGTCCCAGATCTGGATCCAGGGGGCCGCTGTGGGCGCGGCCCGAGCTGCGAGGGGGTGCCCGTGCCATGGAAAGCCCGCAAACTGCGCACGATCCGTACGACGCGCAGACCGGCGCCAACAAGCGCGAGGATGCGCGGGGATCCGCGGCGATGCGCGGCGATCCGCAGCAGTCGCGCAGACAGCCGCGAACCAGCGCACCTACCCGCAGATCGGCTCGGTGGTTGGGCCGGTCGGGCGGCGCTAGGTTCGGAGACATGGCTGTGAGCGAGCACGAGCACCTGACCGAGACCGGCGACGAGCTGATCTCCTTCGCCGAGGCCGGACGCCGGATCCCCAAGGCGAACGGCGAACCGCGATCCGAGCGCACCATGCAGGACTGGGGCGCCCGCGGGCTGCTGCCCGTGGTGACCTTCTCCGCCCACGTCCGGTGGGTGAACTGGAGCGAGCACCTGCGCCGGATCCAGCAGGCCACCCGGTAGGTGGAAACTGTGTTACCATGGGGTGGCCGGGCGACGATCGCCCGCACCGACACCACGAGGAGCTGACGGTGACCGACACCACCGCAACCCGCACGTTCGCCCAGCACGTTGACCAGCCCGGCGGCCCCGGCACCCAGTACCGGGTGCGCGTCCGGTTCCCGGGCATGGCCTCGGTCTACACCGAGTGGCACAGCGACGAGGACGTGGCCAACAGCCGCGCCTCGGAGCTGCGAGCGATCCGCAAGCGCGGCGAAGGGCCGCACGACGGCGCCCGGTTCGTGACCCTCGGCGACATGGCCCGCGAGGTGCTGGCCGCCAAGGGGATCGCGGGCCTGACCGAGGGCGGCCTGGAGTGGTGGGCGCGGATCCTGCGGCCGCTGATCGACGGGCCGCACGCGGGCACGCCGGTGCACCTGCTGCCGGTCGGCAAGATCCGCACCGCGCACCTGGAGCGCGCCGCCAAGCATCCCAAGTCGGCCAACGATGAGCGGATCGGGCTGGAGGCCGTGCTGCGCGCCGCCCAGGCCGACGGCGCCAAGGTGCCCGCCGCGCTGCTGGAGCTGCCGACGCCGGTGTGGGACACCCGCGAGCGCGTCACGATCCACCGCGAGGGCGAGCTGCTGGCCTTCGCGCTCGGCGCGCCCGACCGCTACGCCAGGATGCTGCTGCTGCAGGGCATGGTCGGCTGTCGCTACGGCGAGCTGCTGCAGCTGCGCCGCGACTGGATCGACCTGGCCGAGGGCACGATCACGATCCCGGCCGCCGCGCACAAGTCGGGCAAGCGGATCGGCGCCAAGGTGATCCCGCTGCTGCCCGAGGAGATCGCGCTGCTGACCGAGCAGCTGGCCACCCTGCGCGTGGCGGGCGCCACGCCCACCTCGCACCTGCCCGGCACCCCGGCCGACTCGCAGCTGGTGTGGCCGCGGCCGGACGGCTCGGCCTGGCCGATGATCTCGGGCCGGATCGCGAACAGCTACTACGACCGGCTGGTGTGGCAGCCCGCGCTCAAGGCGGCCGGGCGCGACGATCTCACCTCGCACGATCTGCGCGCCACCGCGGTGACGATCATGCGCGACCGCGGGATCTCCGAGGAGACCTGCCAGCTGCGCGTCGGCCACGCCGACGCCAAGCTGATCCGCTCGGTGTACGACAAGGGCAGCCGCCTGGCGCGTGCCCAGCGCGAGCTGGTGGCGATCGCGGCGGCCGAGGTGGCGGCCGCCACCGACACGACAACGGCCGCCACCCGCGAGGAGGCTACCCGATGACCTGGGACGAGTGGTACGCGCTGGCGCTGCAGCGCCGCCCGGACGGCCAGCTGACGCTGGACGATCTGGCGGCGCTGCCGCCGTGCCCGGGATCGTTCGCGGATCCCGCGGCGCAGGCCGCCTACCAGCGGCACCTGGACGCCCACGGCTACACCGACGCCGACGCGGGCGAGGACGCGCCGTGACGGGCGCCCGTGTCAATTCTGTGTCAACCCTGACCGCGGCCAACGGCCCGATCCCAGCAACCATGCGGGATCGGGCCGTTTCCGTTTCGGTGTCAGACACCGAAACGGCCCCGCGCGTGTCTGCGGCCGTTCGCACGATTCCGCGTAACCATGCGGGTTCGCGGGGTCTAGCCCGCGCCACCCTGCGCGACCCTGCAGGGGTCTGCGCGGGTCTGCGTGTCAGTCCTGTGTCAACGCGGCGGCCCCGGTGACGCCGTGGCCGAGACCCCGCAGACCCGTTGGCTGCGCTGCTTCAAGGCGTCCGGGTGCGTGGTCTGCGGGATCCGCTACCCGGCGATCCCGTGGGAGCACCTGCACGTTGACCACATCGACCCGAGCGCCAAGACCATGGAGTCAGCGCAGCTCGGCCGCCTGTCCTACGCCGTGGTGATCAACGAGCTACTGGGCTGCCAAGTGCTGTGCAAGGCCCACCACAACGGCAAGCATCGCGGCGAGCTGCCCGAGCCGCCGCCGCCCATGACCGAGCACGGCCAGCTGCTGATCTTCACGCCGCCCGAGGACGGCGAGCTGTGAGCCGCGGCGCTGTCGGCTGGGCGCTGTTCGTGGTGCTCGCGCAGCTCGCGCGGCTGCCGCGCTGGATCGCCGGGCCGGGCGAGATCGAACGGCGGCTAGCAGACCGGGCGTGGCTGGAGCAGCGCCCGCCCGACTACGACACGAGGAGGCCCTGGTGAACTACCCGAGGAGCTACCGCTGGTGGCAGGACGGCCTGGTCTGGAGCTGCCTTGGCCTGGTCGCGTTCGGCATCCTGATCGGCGTGGCCGTGACCACGGTGGTGACCTGGTGACCACGCCGCAGCTGACCCTGGACGAGCAGCTGGCCACCGAGGTGGCGCTGCGCGACTACCTGGCCAGCGAGGCCGCCTACTACCGGCGCCGCGCCGACACCGGCCACGACCGCACCCATGCGATCCAGCTGGAGGAGTGGGTGACCCAGCTGGACGCCGTGATCGCCAACCGCCGGATGGCGCGCCGTGCCGACCCTGTGCCGTGAGTGCGGCCGCGTGGTGGCGCCGCAGACCGTGCCCGGCGCGTGGCTGTGCGAGACCTGCAACCGAGGAGGACAGACCGTGAGCACCCCTGCAGACCACGGCGGCGCCGCGCCGCCGCCCGCCAGCGCCGCTGAGACGGCCGCTGAGACGATCCCGCAGCCCGAGGGCGAGGCTGTGGCCGAGGTGCTGGACGCGCCGGAGACGGCCGCTGAGAGGCCCCAGCGTGGAAGCGTGGCTTCCACGCGGGAGATCGACCCGCCCAGGGCGCTGCCAGCCCGTCGCGGCGTCCAGTTCGCGACCCGGCCCGAGCCGACCTGGCGCGAGCTGGGCTGGTGGCTGTCGCTGGCCGAGTCGGGCGTGGAGACCGCCCAGGCCCGCGGCGGCCGCGCCGCGCTGCGCCTGTACTACGTGACCCAGCTGGGCCTGCCGCTGTGGGCCTCCAGTCACCTGTCGGTGATCAACGGCCGCCTGGTGGTGTCCTCGGAGCTGCTGCGCGCGATCGCCGCCCGCGCTGGGTACGACGTGGTGCCCGAGGCGTGGGACGAGCAGTCCTGCACCGCCTACGTGGTGCGCCGCGCCGACGGCGAGACGATCGGCCGCTACACGTTCACGCTGGCCGACGCCGAGCGCGCGGAGCTGATCCGGCCCCGGTCGGCCTGGGTGACGCACCCCAAGCGGATGCTGTGGGCGCGGGCGGCAGCGTTCGCGCTGCGCGACGCCATCCCCGAGGTGGTGCTGGGCTTCCAGACCAGCGACGAGCAGGCCGAGATCTACGGCCGCGAGGCCGAGCCGATCGGGGTCGATCACTACGACTTCGGCCGCCCCGACGCCGAGCGCGACGAGGACATCCCGTTCTAGGCCCGTGGCAAGCGCGCTACCACCAGTGCCCGCCTGGCGCCGAGACCTGCGCGACGCGCCCGACCTGGATCCGGTCGCGCGGCTGGTCGGCCACACCCTGGCGACGTTCATGGACGGCGCCGGGCGGTGCGTGGTGTCGCGCTCCACGATCGCCCGCGGCTGCGGGCTGGCGGACGTGTCCACCGTCAAGCGGGCGGTGCACCGGCTGGAGGCCGCGGGCCTGCTCGGCGTCGATCGGGTGAAGGGCGGCCAGCACCTGGCGAACCGCTACCAAGCCCGTCCCAACGGGGGCTGGAGCGCCCCCGTTGAAGTCACCTACGGGGGCTGGAGCGCCCCCGTTGACCCGATCCAACGGGGGCTGAGACCCGATCCAACGGGGGCTGCAGAGCACCGCGAACTAGAAGGTCTAGAAGATCAAGACCGCGGCGAGGGCTACGGCAGCGCCTCGGGCGCCCAGCTCGCGCGGGACGCGGCGGCGGCAGCCCGGCGGACGATCCTGGAGGGCGGCGCGTGATCACGCTGCTGGACGCCACCCTGGGTCTGACCGGCGGCGAGCTGCGGCTGCTCGGGATCCTGCTGTTGTCGATCCTGCTGGTGGCGCTGTTCGCCAGCCCGCCGCGGTGAGACCGGCGCCGGTGCCGTGGGCGCATCGCTGCCACGGCTGTGGGCTGCCGCTGGGCTGTGCGTGGCTGGATCGCGACGGCCGCCCGTACTGCTGCGAGGAGTGCGCGCTGCGGCTGCCGGGCTGCCGCTGCCACCCGATAGTTCGGCAGCCGAACGATCGCGCTAGGATCGCATGATGGCCAGCGCCTACAGCTACCTGACCGAGACCGAGCGCGTCACGTTCAACGAGGCCAGCCGACTCATGCAGCTGACCGACTGGGCGGGCTGGGACGCCACCCTGCAAGCGCAGTTCGATGCCTCGCAGCAGTGGATCCGCGATCGGCGCGCGTACCTGGAGGGGATCGCCACCGGCGAGATCCCGCACGAGAACGGCCCCGGCTGGGACGTGGCGCACCGCCGCGAGCGGTACGACTACCTGCACCGCGCCAACAAGTCGGACGCCAAGCCGCACGCGGTCTGTCAGCTGCCGACCGAGGGCGGCACCGACGCCGAGAAGGTCTACACCTCCCAGCGCGAGCTGTGGTGGGTAGAGCCGCGCGGCGCGTACGCCGAGCAGTCAGCTCGGCGGCAGGCGATCACCGACTGGCTGGTGGAGCGCCGCCAGTACGTGTGGCGCCTCGCCGAGGGCAAGGTGGAGGGCGAGACGCCCGGCTGGGATCACGCCAACCGCCGCCAGCGGTACAGCAACCTGCAGATCGCGACCAAGACCGGCAGCGCCTACGACAGCTGGTGCAAGACCCACGACACCACCACCGGCAAGCCCAAGGGCGACGGCGGCAGCTCGAGCGGTGGAAGCGGATCTTCCAGCTCGCGGGATCGGGCGCTGTCCTGGATGGCGTCGCATCGCGGCCTCAACGAGCAGCCGGGCGGATCGAACTGCGACAGCCGCAGCGACGGGATCCGCACCGCCCAGGATCGCTGCGTGGCCATGGGCAGCTCCGGCACGTGGCTGCGCTACCAGCCGTGGTGCGGGGTCTGGTGCGCCAACGCGCTGGACGCCGCGGGCGTGAAGGGCCTGACGTACGACCTGGCCAGCGTGGAGTGGATCGAGGCCCGGGCCAAGGCGGGCAAGGCGCCGTTCACCGGCTGGACGACCGACCGCAGCCGGGTACGGCCCGGCGATCTCGTGAGCATCGGCAGCCCGGGCCAGCACGTGGCCATGGTGCGGTCGATCTCGGGCAGCACCACCAACACCGACGAGGGCAACACCTCGGACACCTCGGCGCAGCGCAGCCGATCGCCGGGCGAGATCGTGGGCTACGCGCTGGTGGCCTACCCGTGACCGAGGAGGAGCACGTGACCGAGGACACCGAGCGCACCGACGACGCCGCGTTCAGCGACGAGGCCGCCACCAAGCTGGGCACCGCCACCGAGCGCGAGACCGAGGAGACCGCGGCCGAGGAGGACGGCAGCTCGCCCGACGAGCAGCAGCCCGAGACGTTCCCGGCCGCCGACGACGAGACCCCGGCCGACGGCGGCGACGACGACCAGCCCGCGGCCGCGAGCTGACGGGCGCCAGCTCGCCACCGACTGCCGCCGGGTGGTGGTGTTCCTGCTCGGCGTGCTCGTGATCCTGGACGCGATCATCGGCAGCGGCAGCTCCGTGCCCGAGCTGATCATCGGCACCGTGCTGGTCGGGGTGCTGCCGCTGGAGTACGTGGTGCAGGCGTGGCGTGACACCGCCCGGCCGAGGCGTCGGCGTGATGGCTGAGGCGCGCAACACCCGGGCGTGGCGCAGGCTGCGCAGGCAGGTGCTGCTGCGCGACGGGTGGCGGTGCCGGTGGTGCGGCGGCATGGCGGACACCGCCGACCACGTGGTGGCGCTGGCCGAGGGCGGCGCACCCTTCGACCCGTCCAACCTGGTCGCGGCCTGCCGCAGCTGCAACGCGCGTCGCGGCGCGCAGCTCGTGAACGCGCGCCGTTCTTTACATGGCGACGCCGCGCCAGCCCGCCATCTCGGAATGGCCGGGAACACACCGCGCGGCCAGGGATCGCGCCGGATCCGATCGCGCGGGATCGTGCCCGGCGCGATCGACGCCGATGGGGCCTGAGCCGCACGGGCCAGCGCACGGATCGCTGGTGTTCAAGGGCGCCCAGCGGCCGCTGCGGCTGATCGAACTGCCGCCCTGGACGGGCTGGAAGCACACCAGCGAGGCGCGGCGCGCCGAGCGGTTCCTGGAGAGCTACCTGGTGGTGCCGACGGGCCACGGCGCGGCCGGGCCGTTCCGGATAGCGGGCTTCCAGCGCGAGCTGCTGCGCGAGATCTACGACCACCTGGCCACGTTCGCCAGCCTGCCCGCCGCGAACGGCAAGACCACGTTCCTGGCGGCGCTGGCGCTGGAGCGGATCGCCCGCGGCGATGACTACGTGGAGGTGGACGTGATCGCCACCAAGCAGGAACAGGCCGGGTTCCTGGTGGAGGCCGCCATGCGGATGGTGGAGTCCTCGCCGGTGCTGGTCGATCGGTGCCGCTGGCACAGCCGCGAGCAGATCCTGGAGTACCGGCCGACCGGATCCAAGCTGCAGGCGCACCCGGCCAAGCTGTCCGCGATCCAGGGCCTCAACTTCTCGCTGGCGATCATCGACGAGATCGGGTTTGCGCACGACGAGACGGTGGAGTCGCTGATCGCCCGGCTCGGCAAGCGCCCCGACGCGCGGCTGGTCGGGATCGGGACGCCCGGCTTCCAGGCGAACATCCTGCAGCGGCTGCGCGGCGCGCACCTGGACGGCGAGCTGCCCGCCGGTGTCCGCTACCTGGAGTGGGCAGCCGACCCCGGCTCGGCGAGCGACGATCGGCGGGCGTGGCGCAAGGCCAACCCGGCGCTGCGGGCCGGGTTCCTGACACCGGCCGCGCTAGCCGTCCAGCAGGGCCTCCTGAGCGACCGCGAGTTCCGCACCTACCACCTCGGGCTGTGGGTGGACGAGGCGGCAGCGTGGCTGCCAGAGGGCGCCTGGGCGGCGTGTGCGCTGCAGCCGCCACCGCCGGACGGCGCCGAGGTGGTGCTGGCCGTCGAGGGCACGTTCCGCCGGTCGGCGGCGATCGCCGGGGCGACCATGGACGGCGCGATCTTCCACGGCTGGTGGGCGGAGGTGGCGACCGACCGCGACCTGCACGAGCAGCTGGCGCGGGCGCTGGAGCGGTGGGACGTGCGGGCGATCGTGCACAACCGCCGGATCCGCTCGCGGCTGTTCGCGGAGCTGCGCGACGAGGGCGCGCCGGTGGTGGCGTGGGATGGGTCGGCCGACTCGGAGACCACCTCGGCCAACGAGTTCTACCGGGCGATCGTGGGCGGCGAGCTGGCGCA